GATTCATCTCCAACGGAGAGATATCCCTATTCAGTCCTCATGATGTGCCTGGGCTCTATGATGCTTTTGGTACTGATAGGTTCGATGAGCTTTATACACGTTACGAAGCAGATCAATCTGTACCAAGAAAAAATGTGGGAGCTCAGGAACTCTTTCTTGATCTACTGAAAGAGAGAGCAGAGACTGGTCGTATCTATATCATGAACATCGACCACTGTAATAGTCACTCCTCCTTCAAAGACAAGGTAAATATGTCTAACCTTTGTCAGGAGATCACTCTTCCTACAGAACCACTGAACCATATCGACGAGGAGATGCCAGGTGAGATTGCCCTGTGTATCCTGTCTGCTGTCAATGTAGGTAAAATCAAGACCGATGAGGAACTAGAAGACCTGTGTGACCTGTCTGTAAGGGGTCTGGAGGAGTTGATTGATTACCAGGAGTATCCTGTAAAGGTTGCTGAGATTGCAACCAAGTCACGTCGTTCCCTTGGTGTTGGTTTCATTGGTCTCGCACATTACCTTGCGAAGTTAGGTTATAATTATAATTCTCAAGAGGCATGGGATGCAGTCCATGGTCTTGCTGAGTCGTTCCAGTATTACCTTCTTAAGTCTTCCAATGAAATTGCCAAAGAGAAGGGACACTGTGACTACTTTGGACGTACTAAGTACAGTGATGGGATCCTTCCTATCGACACGTACAAAAAAGATGTTGATGAGATTACTACACAAGATCTCCAACATGATTGGGAAGCGCTTAGAGAGTCGATTCTGGCTCATGCAAAAGTTCTTTGACCAGGGTATCTCTGGTAACTGGAGTTATAATCCAGAGAACTATGATAACAATGAAGTACCCGTGTCACAAATGGCAAATGATCTTTTGACTACATATAAGTATGGTTGGAAGACTTCTTATTATCAGAACACCTACGACATTAAAACTGACGAGGTGGTAGAGGAGAAGTCCGAACTCAATAGTTTATTAGACGAACTAGAATCGGTAGAGGAGGGAGAGTGTGAATCCTGTGCAGTTTAAGGTTTCATCGGTTTACGATAAGAAAATGAATGAAGTGAAGGGGATGACGGTATTCAATACCGAAGTCCATGACAACAAAAAACAACCAATGTTTTTTGGAAAACCCTTAGGGGTTCAAAGATACGACTCATACAAGTATCCTATCTTTGAGAAACTAACGACAACACAACTAGGATACTTCTGGAGACCAGAAGAAGTATCCCTCCAGAAAGATAGAGCAGACTATCAGACACTCCGACCAGAACAGAAGCACATCTATACTTCCAACCTGAAGTATCAGATCATGCTTGATTCTATTCAGGGTCGTGGTCCTGGTATGGCATTTATTCCATACTGTTCTCTACCTGAACTGGAAGCATGCATGGAAGTGTGGGGATTTATGGAGATGATCCATAGTCGTTCCTACACATACATCATCAAGAATATCTACCCTGATCCATCAGATATTTTTGACCACATCATCACCGATGAAAGGATTCTTGAGAGAGCCAAGAGTGTAACTCAGGCTTATGATGACTTCATCAATGCCGCACAAGAGTGGGGTAACGGTAACATGTGGACTGAAGACTACAAAGACTCTCCAACACGCGAGTATGCAATCAAAGATCTTAAGAGAAAGCTATTCAGAGCTGTCGCGAACGTTAATATTCTTGAGGGTATTAGGTTCTATGTTAGCTTTGCTTGTAGTTTTGCATTTGGTGAACTCAAACTCATGGAGGGGTCTGCGAAGATTATTTCCCTCATCGCACGTGACGAGAATCAACACCTTGGTATCACCCAGAACATCCTAAACAAGTGGGCTGCTGGTGATGACCCCGACATGAAACAGATCATGAAGGAGGAAGAGGAGTGGTTGTATATGATGTTCGACAAGACTGTTGAGGAAGA